AGTCGATGGCAAGGGCGTTGTGCTCTTTGTAATTCGTCTTCGGGCGAGATGAACGTTCATCATCGTCACTATCAGTCGCTGGGAGCGGAAGTCGAGAGTGACCTGATCCTCCTCTGCCGGATGTGCCATGCTCGCCATCATGGCCAACTCGTATGAACGGCTTGAAAGGAGACGGATCGTGAACCAAGATCAGGCAGTGACAGGCGGCATCGCTGCTTCCATCGCTGCCGCTGCGGAGTTCGAGCGACAGATGGCTTCCGTCAAGGCAGTGAGTGCCGCGACACATGCCGAGATGGCGGCACTGTCGAGAAAGGCAGAGAGATTGGTGACAGCGACACGGACCAAACCAGCCGTCTACCTCAAGGACGGGCGCGGCATCCTGTTCCTCACCACACAGGAGCGCGGTGACCTCTGGCTCGCCGTCCGACGCTTCTACGCCTGGATCGGCAGTGGCCGCCTCATCGACCCGTGGCAATCCGGTGTCGCCAACGGCACAACCTACGACCGCATCTTGACCAAGCATCACAAGCCGAGCGGTGGCTACGATGCAGGCGAGTGCGCCGATGCCGACATCGACCATGCACTGATCGACTGGGATGGCCGCATCACCAGCCTGCGCCCGACCAACCAACTCATCCTGCTCTGGCGCATCGAGCAGGGCATCTCGGTCGATGAGTGCGCCAAACGCCTCACCCGTTCGCCTGACTGGGTGCAGGAACGCTGGCGCCGCCTGTCGTGCTACCTGTGGCACTTCCACAACTGTGAAAGGGACCAGGAACCATGACAGTCACTACCGGTTGGTCACGGTCACTCACCCCTAGTACCGGTCACTCCCGGTCGTTACCGGTCGTTACCGGTCGTTACCGGTTGACACCGGCTGATATGATGAAAATATCTATACTCGGAGTGTCGGTAGGAGGGAGCGATGCCTGCGCCGCTCCCGGCTGAGCAACGGGCACACGTCGTCGCCCTGCTCCACGAGGGCAAGTCGCGCAACGATATCGCCCGCATCGTTGGCTGTTGTGGCGCGACGGTCACGAAGATTGCCGCTGCTGAGGGCGTCGAATTCAACCGGTTGTATACTGAAAAAGCCTCAGCCGCGACCCGTGACTACGCCCTCGCTGAGCGCATAGCCCTGGTGAATGCGGGCTTTGCCAAGGCCGCTGAACTGCTGCCTGGCCTGGCGACGGCATCGGCTCTGGCGTCGTGGTCGGTGGCGGTTGCCACGCTTATCGACAAGCGCCGGCTAGAGGACGGGGAGGCGACGAGCCGCACGGATGTCATCGACGACGGCGCCCGCGACCGCCTCGCTCGCAGAATGGATGAGTTGGCAGCCCGCCGAGACGCGCGCCGCCTGGCTGGATGATCTCCCGCCTGACGAGAGCCGCGAGCTCGAATGGTTCTGGCCGTATTGGGCGCGACCGGCCCAGCAGCCACCATCCGGTGCCTGGCATATCTGGCTGGTCATGGCCGGCCGTGGCTTTGGCAAGACGCGCACGGGCGCTGAGTGGGTGCGCGAGCAAGTCGAGATCAGTGGGCGGCGCCGCATCGCGCTCGTGGCAGAGACGGCGGCTGATGCCCGCGAGGTGATGGTGGAGGGGCCGGCCGGCATTCTGGCATCAAGCCGCACGGACTGGCGCCCGAAGTACGAACCGAGCAAGCGGCGCCTGACGTGGCCGAATGGCGCGATTGCCACGACCTACAGCGCTGACAAGCCCGGTCAGTTACGTGGCCCGCAGCATGACGCGGCGTGGGCCGACGAACTCGCCAAGTGGCGCTACCCTGACGAAACGTGGTCAAATCTCATGTTTGGCTTGCGGATGGGTGATGACCCGCGCTGCGTGGTCACGACGACACCGCGGCCTATTGCCATTATTCGCGATCTGTTGGCGCGCAAGGCAACGGGCGATGTCGTTGTCACGACTGGCAGTACCTACGAGAACGCCGTCAATCTGGCGCCGCCGTTTCTCTCAGAGATCATCCGCAAATACGAAGGCACGCGGCTGGGCCGGCAAGAGCTCCTAGCCGAACTGCTCACCGACACTCCCGGCGCACTCTGGACGCTGGCCGGCCTGGACGCCACGCGAGTTCCCGCATCGCCCGACCTGTCCCGCGTCGTGGTCGCCATCGACCCGGCCGCGACCAGTGGCGAGGACGCCGACGAAACCGGCATCATCGTCGCCGGCAAGGGCATCGACGGGCATGGCTACGTGCTCGCTGACCTGACCTGTCGCCTGTCGCCCGATGGCTGGGCCAGGCGCGCCGTCGCCGCCTATCACGAGTACAAGGCTGACCGCATCGTGGCCGAAGTCAACAACGGCGGCGAGATGGTGGGGCACACCATCCGCACCATCGACCGACACGTGCCCTACAAAGCCATCACCGCCACGCGGGGCAAGCGGCTCCGGGCCGAGCCAGTGGCCGCCAAGTACGAACAGGGAGCAGTGCATCATGTCGGCTCTCACCCCGCGCTGGAAGACCAAATGACCTCTTTCACGCCTGACACGCTCGACAGCCCTGACCGCGTGGACGCGCTGGTGTGGGCGCTGACCGATCTGCTCATCACCGCACCGGGCACATGGCGAGCGGTCTAGCGCGCCTCACGGCTGCCACAACAGGTGACAGGCGCGATAATAAAATCGTGGCCAACTTCGGCACGTTATGGTATCATAGTTACCATGAACGACACCTGTACCGTAGCGGGATGCACGAAGCCACGGCGTCGAAAGACCGGCGACCGTCCCTGGTGCGAACAGCACTATCAGCGATGGCGCCTGTACGGTCGGCCCGACGAGCCATCCCATTGGCAACAGCCGAAACTCTGCACCGTGGCGGGATGCGGCAAGCCTCACTACGGGCATGGCTGGTGCGTGATGCACGCCGCGAGAATGCGGAAGCACGGCGATCTTGTGACCGTCAAGACACGTCCACGCGGCACGTGGCGCACGCACAACAAACAGGGATACATTCTGCTCTTCAAGAAAGGGCATCCCAGCGCCAATGCCGGTGGTTATGTGTTGGAGCATCGGTTTGTCATGGAAGCGGTTCTTGGGCGCCAACTCCTGCCCGACGAGTCGGTGCATCACAAGAACGGCATACGCGACGACAACCGGCCGGAAAATCTAGAAGTTTGGGCAGGGAAGCATCCATCCGGCCAGCGTCCAGAGGACTTGGTTCCCTGGGCACGCGAAATCCTTCGTCGGTATGGTCATCTCGTGGTGGCCGCCGATGAGGAAGACGATTAGTCGCGGGTGGGCTCGGTTCGTCGCAGGGATCAAGCAGGCGTCCATGGTTTTCACTGGGCGCTCTGGCTGGTCCATGGCATATCTTGGCCGAACCAGATACGACTATGCCACTGAGGTCAATGATGGTCGCTCGAATGCCATCATCATGGCTGTCATCTGGTGGCTGTGTCGGACCTTCCCCGAAGCGCCCGTGCGCCTCCAGCGGCGCCGTGGTGACGAACTGACGCCAGAGCCGACGCACGAGATGCTGATGCTGCTGGAAACGCCCAACCCGCACTACAGCGGCATCCTGCTCTGGTACGCGACGATTGCCGACTTCCTGGCCACCGGCAACGCCTACTGGTTCAAGGTCCGATCCGGCGCCGGCCGGCCCGTGCAACTCTGGTGGCTGCCGTCGATCCTGGTGGAGCCGACGTGGCCAGAGGACGGCAGCGAGTACCTGTCGGGCTACACCTACCGGCCGGATGGCAAGCCGCAGACGTTGGCCGTCGAAGATGTCGTGCATTTCCGCTACGGCCTTGACCCGCTGAACATGCGGAAAGGGCTGTCACTGCTGGGCAGCCTGGCGCGGGAAATCTTCACCGACGATGAGGCGGCCAACTTCAGCGCGACCCTGCTCCGCAATCTCGGCGTGCCTGGCGTCATCATCAGCCCGGAGAGCGAGATGGCGGCCAGTCCCGACGATCTCGCCGCGACCAAGACGATCTTCAAGGAGACATTCGGCAACGATAAGCGCGGCGAGCCGATGGTCATGAGCGGTCCGACCAAGGTGCAAGTCCTGTCCTTCAACCCGCAGCAGATGAACCTCAAGGACTTGCGCCGGCTGCCAGAGGAGCGCGTCACCGCCGTCTTTGGCATTCCGGCCGTGGTCGCGGGGCTGGGCGCGGGCCTGGACCGTAGCACATTCGCCAACTTTGCCGAGGCGCGTGAGGCGGCCTACGAGAGCAACGTCATTCCGACGCAACGCCTGCTGGCCGCCGAGCTCAAGACGCAACTCCTGGTGGACTTCTCCGACCCGCGCCAGTACGTCGTGGACTTCGACCTGTCGGGCGTGCGCGTGTTGCAAGACGACCAGAACGCGCTCGCCACGCGCCTGCAAGTCCTGTACGACGCCGATCTCATCCGGCGCTCTGAGGCGCGGCAGATGCTCGGCCAGATGAGCGGGCCAGAGGACGAGGGCTATAAGTCCGAACTGGCCGCGGCGTCGGCGCCCATCCCGGCCACGCTGGCGCCACCGCGTCAACTGCCGCCCGGTGACGAGCCTGACGAGGACGAGCCAGAGATGGCGTCCCGGTCGCGCCGCTCGGTCAAGGCGTTCACCAGTGACGATGCCTGGTACACGCGGTCCAGTCAGGATGTGCGGGCGCTGACCGACGCGGCCACGCCGCCGCTGGAGATGGTGTTCCGTCGCACCGGCCGCCAGGTGGTCGCAGCACTGCCGGCGACCATGCCGAAGGCGACAGCCGGAGGCTCGGCTGAGCCGAGCCGGACGGCCCGCAAGGCCGATGACGATCTCCCGCCGTCCGTGGCCGATCTGGTCGCTGCCGAACACGAGGCCGAACTGACGCGGGCGCTCGGCGTGACGCACGAGGCGGCCATCACGCGGGCCGTGGCAGCGGTCAATGACGGGCTGGGCGTGTCCTTCCAACTGCCATTTGCCGTGCGCGATGAGGTCATGGCCGACCTGGCGACCCGCATCCGTGGCATTGCCGATACGACACGCGACGATGTGCGCCGCATCGTGCGGGCAGGGTTGGATGAGGGCGTCAGCATTGACGAGTTGGCCCGTCGCCTGACGGGGCTGTTTGAGGAGACGTACCAGGGGCGGGCGCGCACCATCGCCCGCACCGAGAGCGGCACAGCCTATCTCCGTGGCTCCGTCCTAGCGTATCGAGAGAGCGGCATAGTGACGAGCGTGCGCGTCCACGATGGTGATGAGCACGAACCGTGCATGAGCGCAAACGGCGCGGTCTGGACGCTTGACCAGGCTGAGGCTGATCCGCTGGGGCATCCCAACTGCACTAGAGCCTTTGCGCCACTGGTGGCCTGAGAGCGCGATCAATGCACGCTGAGGCGTCGGCCTTGATTTCAGTCTCGGTGAAGCGAAAGACGCGCCATCCTTGAGCCGTCAAATATCCCGTCTTTTGCCGGTCCTTTGCCTGCTGTCGCGCATTGCCATGCCAGTAGTCGCCATCGGCCTCAATGGCAATGCGTGGGCCAACCAGGGCGATGTCAACGCTGTACTGGCCGACCGCGTGCTCCGCTACGAAATCAACGCCACGCCGTGCCAACTCCTGTCTCAGCGCCATTTCAATGCTGGTCGTTCGCGGGTACGTCGTGGCCTTGTGTGATGCATTGCAACGGCGTGAGCAAAAGCGAAACTCCGCTACCTTCGCTGGCTTGACGTGGCAGACCTTCCCGCAGAACTCGCAGCGCCGCTCGACGAGGCGATAGAGCGGGTGATCTGGTCCGGTGATGGTGCGCTTGTGAGCATCACTGCACGGCTTGCAACAGAACCGAGACACACGGGCCAGGGCCGGCGGGCGCTCATAGGATGTGCCGCATTGCTGGCAGACGAGGGAGATCCAGGGCCGTTTGTTGTGGGGCGTACTGCCCCGCAACTTCTAGACGGCCTTGAGCCAGTTCGCTCGTGAGGCCGGCTTTGGTCGGTCCTTGTGGAGCGCCGAACAGGCACAGGCCCGCGAACAGAAGCGCCCGCGTCCTTGGGCCAGACGTGCCTCTGTGGTCAGGACGGTAGTTCCGCAATGCTGGCAGGGTACTTCGATCTTCACGAGACAATTATAGCATACAACGTGGGGCGCTGGCGCCTATCGTGGGAGACGACGAATGACCGACACCAAGCGCGTCACGACCAAGGCAGACATCCTTGACGGGCCAGAGGGGCGCCTGACCGCCGTCATCAGCACCTTCGACCGCATCGACAGTGACGGCGACGTGGTGCTGCCGAGCGCCTTCACCGATGGCCAGGCCGTGCCGATGGTCTGGGCGCACGACTGGACGCGGCCGATTGGCAAGGGCGTCATCACGGTCGAACCATCCCGCGCCGTCTGGACGGGCGAACTGTTCCTCGATACGGCGGCCGGCGCTGACGCCTTCACGACGATCAAGCGCATGGGTGACTTGCAGGAATACTCGTGGGGCTTCCAGGTCGAACAGTCGTCGCTGGGTAAGTTCAACGGTGAGGCGGTCAGGTTCTTGGAAAGGGCCACTGTCTTTGAAGCCTCACCGGTCCTGGTAGGCGCCAACCGCGCCACGCATACGCTGGGCATCAAGTCAGGACTGACCCTCACCGACCATACCGACGCGGCGCTGGCTGCCTGCGTGGATGTGGCGGATCGCTACCGGGCGCTGGCGGCCCTGCGGGCGAAAGAGGGACGGGTGCTGAGCGCGGCCAACCGCACACGTCTGGCGGGTCTGGCTGAGCAGATGCGGCTCGCGCTGGTCGAACTTGACGGCCTGCTGAGCGCGACCGAACGACAGACGGACGATGACGACGAGGACAAGGGCGCGCGGCTGTTCGCGGCGTTCCTGCGTGATGAGGCCCGCCGCCTTGGCGTGGCCGTCTAGAGGAGCAAACGATGGCAACCAAACTGGTTGAGGCGCGTGAGGAACTGGCGGCGAAGCGACAGCAGTTGGCCGACATCTTCAAGGCGTATCCTGAGTTGAACATGCCGGCCGATGTCGTGTCGGACATCCAGCGGCGCACCGCCGAACTGGACGAGCTCGGCAAGTCCTATGACACGCTCAAGGCGCTGGACGATGCCCAGCAGGCAAACGCCGCCGCACTCAAGGACTTCACCGAGCCGGCGAGCCGCCTGCCGTTTCCGACTGGGAAGGGCACGCCTGCGCCGGACGCGCAGCCCTGGTCGGTTGATCGGATGCTGAGTGAGAGCAAGGGCTATCAGGACTTCCGCGCCGGCCGCGTCAAGACGGTCGAGTTCAACCTCGACCCCATCCAGACCAAGACGCTGCTCACGCTCACCGACATCACCGGCCCGAACCAGCGCCTTCCCGACATCACGCCGAGCGCGCAGGCGTTCCGCCCAGTGAGTGACCTGTTCTTGCAGGGCCAGACGAGCGCCACCAGCATCGAGTACTACGAGGAAACGACGTTCACCAACAACGCGGCGGAAGTGGCCGAAGGCGGCAGCAAGCCAGAAAGCGCGCTGTCGTTCACGCTCCGCACGGACGCTGTGCGGAAGATCGCCACCTGGATACCGGCCACTGATGAAGTGCTGACCGACGTGCCGATGCTGCGCTCCTACATCGAGGGTCGGCTGCGCTTCATGCTGATGCGGCGCCGGGACGCGCAACTGCTGAACGGCGATGGCACCGCGCCGAACATCAGCGGCATCACCGACCGTTCCGGCATCCAGACGCAGGCGAAGGGCGGTGACCCGACCTTTGACGCCATCCTCAAGGCGATGACGAAAGTCCGGGTCACGGGCGATGCGGAGCCCACCGGCATCGTCCTGCACCCGAACGACTGGGAAGCGATTGTGCTGACCCGCACCGCTGACGGCCTGTACATTTTGGGCAACCCCGGCGATCAGGTAGCGGCGCAGCGGCTCTGGGGCCTGGATGTGCGCGTGACGCCGGTCCAGACCGAGAATACCGCCATCGTCGGCGCGTTCACGCCGATGGCACAGATTTTCCAGCGCGAGGGCGTGACGATCACCGTCAGCACCGAGCACAGCACCTACTTCGTTGAGAACAAAGTCGCCATCCTGGCGGAAGAGCGGCTCGCGCTGGCAGTGTATAGGCCAGCTGCGTTCTGTACGGTCACAGGCATCTGATGTAACGTCACCGGCATCTAGTCGTGAGTGGGCGCGGGTCGGGCAGCCGGCCCAGCGCCAGGAGGCTCCTATGCCAGTCATCGAAGGCGCGTATGGCGCACCGCTCCAGTTCGCGGGCGTGCCGGGCACCGGTACCGATGAGGTCCAGACCATCACCATTGGCGGCACGCCAACCGGCGGCACGTTCACGCTCGTCTATGACGGCTACACAACCGCGCCGATTACGTGGGTGAACGTCAATGCCACGCTCGTATCGAACATCGATACCGCGCTAGAGGCACTCATCACTATCGGCACCGGCAATGTCACGACGGCCGTGGGCACGATGACGGCGGGCATCGGCACCATTACGCTGACGTTTGTCAGCAATCTCGGCAAGCGTGCCGTCTCCACCGTGACCGTTGGCACCAATAGCATGACGGGCACCAGCCCCACGATTGCGGTAGCCGAAACCACGCCCGGTGTCGATGCGGGCGCGCGCGGAGCGCCCAAGGGCACGCTCCTGATGGACACCACGAACGCGAAGCTCTACGTGAACACTGGCACGGGGATTGCGCCGACCTGGACCGTTGTCGGATCGCAGAGTTAGGAGGTTCCCATGCCACAGGATCGCACGCGCTACTACCTCAACGCTGATCGCACTGCCATCGTCGAGGAAGGCTCGCCAGAGGCGTCTGTCATGGTGCATGGTGAGGACCTGGCCCAGTACGGCCTGACCGCACCAGCCGGCAGCCAGACGGCCGACACGGATGCCGACGCTGATGCCGGTGACGCCGATGCCAAGGCGCAGGCCAGCGCGGCGAACAAAGCCGTCAGTGGCCCGTCAGCGACCAAGGCGGGCGCGGCTGGCACCACGACCGGCAGCACCACGAAGGCATCCGGCTAGTCTGTGCCGACACTCAAGGGCTACTCCAATCCAGACCGGGTGGCTCGCCATCTGGGCGTGACCTTCACGCCTGCCCAACTGCAAGAGGCAGAGGCAGCGGTGGCGGCGGCTGAGGCGTGGATTGACCGGCGCACCGGCCGCGCCTGGCTGACGGGCGCCATCGCCAGTGAGACGCATTGGACGAACGGTGCCCAGCACATCTATCTGCGCGCGGCACCGGTCGCCAGCGTCACCAGCGTCACCGCCCGTAGCAGCATGTACGACACGCCCGATACCGAGTTGGTCGTGGCCGAAGACTACGAACTGCGGAGCCTAGAGAACGGCTGGGTGTATCTGGTCGGCGGCACGTCGTATGACCGCGTGACGGTCGAGTACACGCCGGCCGCGCCCGTGCCAGAGGATATCGCGCTCGCCGCCACCATGCTCGCTGCCCACTGGCTGCAACCGCAACTGTCGGGCATGTTGCCAGGCATCCGGTCGTACAGCGTCGGTGGTGAACTGCAAGTCGAGTTTGCCGATGCCGTCGCCACGCTGGGCGTGCCGGCCGAAGCGACGGCGCTGGTCGATCAGTACAGACGAATGGCGTTTGCGTAGTGATCGGCCTCATCGACGTCATGACGGTCTACACGCAAGACGCCGTGACGGGCCGCTATACCGTCGTGGACGAGACAGCCGTGCCGTGCCGGCTGGCGCACTTCCGTTCCCAGCCAGGCGCGAGCGGCGTGGAGCGGGCCGAACTGGCCGCCACGCGCAATCTGATCTGGACGCCAGGCTACGTCATGCCAGAGGGCGCGCAGATCGACGTGGGCGGCGTGCGCTGGAATACCGTCGTCGGCACGTATAAGGCGATGCGTGGGCCATCCGGCGCCGTGACGTATCGCCAGTGTGACGCGCTCAGGGCCATCGATGGCTGACGCGCCGTTCACCGTCACGTTCATGGGCCTGGAGGACGCGACCGACTATCTCAACCGCCTGCACGCAGGCTGTGAGGCGGTCGGGCGTGCCAGCGTCACCATCGGCACGAACGTGCCGTATGCGTGGGGTATCGAGTTCGGGCGGCGGCGCAGTGGACGCCTCGCACGGGCAGCCGGTGGCGCGCTGATGCTCACCGGGGCGTTAGAGGCGGTCATGCCGTCGATTGGCCCGACGCTGGCCGACGCGCTACCGAACGGCGATGCCGCGGCCGATAAGGCGTTGCTGGGCCTCGGCTACAAGGTCGAGGCGATTGCCAAAGCGCGCACGCCAGTTCGCAGCGGGCATCTGCGGCGCAGCATCCATACCGTCCAGGGACCGCGCTAGTGGCCGTTGACCTGAACCAGCCGATTGACGCGCTCATCACGCTCCTCAAGACGCTGGACGGCCTGGCCGATGAGGCAGACGGCACGAAGCACGTCCACAAGGGCGTGCCGGCGTCCTTGCCGACGCGGCTGAGCGTGTACGTGGCGCTGGGCGATATCGCCATCCGCGAGCACGCCACGCAGATACAGTCCGTGACCGCCACCTACGCTGTCAACTTCGGCTATCGGGTCGAGGGCGCGACCGCTGGTGCCACGGCCACGGCCGAAACGGCGCTGCTCGCCGCCGTCGCTGACTTCATCTTCGCGCTGGCGCTGCCGGCCAATCGCTCGCTCGGTGGCGTGGCCCGCAACGTCGGCAGCGCGGCCACGACTTCTGGCCGACCGGAGTACGCCATCATCGCGGGAAGCGAGTTCCGGGTGTTCGGCCTCTTGGTCAACGCTGGGCAGTTGACGACTTATTGATCCTGAACGTGCCGCCAATTGCGGCCAATGACGATCATGCGAACGGCGACCTGAGTAACCCCGAATTGTTCAGCCAGTCGCTTCTGAGAAATCCCGCCGTTCGCATAGATGCGCCGAATGTCTCTCACGTCCTGTTCGGTCAAGCGGGCGGCACCGTTCCGAACGCCGATTGCTGACCGATGCTTCGCGGCCATGTCTGCCTGGTTATCCCGTCGCGTGCCAAGCCACAGATGAGAGGGGCGGCAGCACGCACGAACGTCGCATGTATGGCAGACAGCCATTCCGGGCGGGATAGGCCCAATCGCAATTTCATAGGCAACGCGATGGGCGGCGAGAGCACGGTTGTTGATGCCAATTTGGCCGTAGCCGCCCGTGCCACAACTCGCCGTCCATAGCCAGCACTCGCCGCTCTTGTCCACTTTGGACCAGAAATAGGCGACCTGTTCAGGGGTATACTGGGGGCGCATCTCCTGTCCTTTCAGGTA